TGTTCATAGTTTTAATTTGGATGACAATGGAAAAGTTACATTTACCATTAATTATTTGGCATATGGCGAAGACTATTTTGATAATTCAAATTATAATATTTTTTCGAAAAAAGAAGTTGTAACAAGTCAAATAGAAAGAGCACTAAAAGTTAAAAAATTAGGCGCTGACTGTAATATCGATGAATATAATAAATTCAAAAACGATGATAGTACCGTTGCAGAAATAAAAAAAGAAAAGAAAGACGGATTAACTGATTTAATTACCAGATTAATAGCAACTGGAAAAGTATATACACTTCCGGTTACGCAACAAGATATTGATGTTTATAGGGCGGGAGGCGTATACACATTAGCAGCTAGATTACACGATAAAGCGAATTTACAAAGTAATATGACACCCATACCAGCAACCGGAGCGGCAGCAACTGAAATACAAGAGAACTTAACAGATTTATTGAATAAAGAAGAACAAGAGACTGTAGTGTTAGAGGATACTACTTCTTTTACAATGTCTTTCTTTTATGCATCTGATTTAATTGACGTTGTATTAGACGGAATAGGTCAAGCTTTAAAATTTGTTATAAATCCTCCTTTCACGCCGTCTAGTACAAGCTCTTTTGACCCTGCTGATTTGGCTCAGATTATAAAAGAGTATAAGCGTTTATATGAAAACTTTCATAAATTAAGAATTTTATTGGGGCCATTAGAAATATCAAAACCAGATTCATATGAAACTACTGTTATGAATATTGGCGACATACCAATATCTATGAAAAACTTTTTAGAGTTCTTGACAACTAAAATGCTCGCCAAAGAAAAAGCAGAATATTATTTAACTGCATTTTTAAATGACTTCTTTAATGAATTTATAGTAAACTTATTAAACAGGGATTTATGTTATGATGGCAGAGGGCGACAAAAACTTTTTCTTCATCAAAACGCAATAACAGAATACAGAAAAACAGCAACTGATGACGATTCTATAACAAAATACACAAAATCAACAACTTGCAATCCATTTGCCGCACTAAATGGACTAACAACACCTTATAAAAGAAGGTTGTATATGGATAATACAGTAAGACCTCCTACTCCGCTTAATGCATGCGCCCCTCTACCAAAGCCACTTTTGAATGTAATGGGTTTGCGTAACGATCCTAGAACAAATCCTGGCGTTTGCAAAGAAATGAATTATTTGACTTTCTTTGCTGCTAGAAGTATCCCAATGAATCAAGTTATAGGCTGTAAAAACCCAACAAACGGAAGCGAGGGATTAGGGTGTTACGACGAAAACGGCCAAAAAGTATCAGATGTTGGTGATCACCAGCGAGGAATCTGGCATTACCAAATAGGAAAAGATAGAGGCATTGTAAAAACGATTAATTTATCTGAAACAAACTCAACTGGATTGGCAGAAGTAAGATTTGAACAAGAAGGTTATGATGGTCTTCGACAGTTGAGAGTTTTATATGATGTAAATATTAAAAGTTATTTAGACGTAAGTGCATATCCCGGCAGCTACATATACGTAGAGCCCAGAGGATTCGATATAAGCGCACAAACTGCTGCTGGTTTCGATTTAACACAATTGGGAATTGGTGGATATCACATGATATGGAAATCAGAACATTCTATCTCTCCCGGTTTTGCTGAAACGGTTATATATGCTAAGTGGGTTGCTGCTAAAGATGCTAGCACTGTTGTAGATTTAGAGAAAAGCCCCGAAAAACCATCAAAATGTTCAACAGGTAACTAATATGTCTACTTTTTATAAAGAAAACAATAGAGAAACAGCATTTGAACTCTTTAATAAAAGAGCAGTATATAAGTTAAACTCCAGAAACGATCAATATAGTAATTTAACTGATTTTATTGCAGAAAAGCTAATGTACGGAAGAGTTGATCGATTCTTAGTACCAATGATCATACCAGAAGATAGTACCAATTTCAAGTATTTTTCTTCGAATTCTAACAGTTCTCAAGGATTAAAAGCACTTAACTTTGTTGTGGATGCGTTTAGTGATTTACAACAACAATTTAAAAAATGTTTATTGATGGGAAAAATAGATGGTTCAGACCAATATTTATCAAATTTAAAAGTCTATAAAGCTTATGAAAGCCCATTTTTTCTATATAATTCATATGTAAATCGATTTTATTCCGCATTAAAATCTGCATCTGATATAGACACTAAAAGATTAGCAGATTTTAATATGCTGATAGACGATTTATTAAAATCTTTAGAAGCATCCGATCAGAGAAATGCATTAACCTTTCCAGCGTATGTAAAAAGCAGAAAAGCTCCAATTAGTATTTCTGGTTTATCAATTGAAATAGCAGATCTAGATTATAGCAATGATGAGGAAAAAGTCAACAACTTTATTAAAAGTAAAAATTGGAACTTTTTTTTAAATACTTGCAAAAGTTATGGATTTATGGTAGACTTAAATAATCCATGGAGGTTAGTTGCCGATATTGGTTCGCAGCCAATGATAGAATATGCTAGCAAATACGGTTATACTGATACTAACTCTATAATATTTAATTATTATAGAAAAGCATCATATTTTTATTATAATACATTTATTAATAGAATGAGAGAAATGTATAATACAGTCAAACCAACAAGTATAGAAAAAATAACTGAATGTAATGGAAATACACTTGTTAAATATATTAAACCTAAAGATTATATTTCAGATCAAATATTACAAGAAAGTTATGGACAAGAACAATTTTTAATGCTATACTGTAAATTAAGATTTATAGAAGAAGAGAGTGAATATCCTAAATATAAAAAAGATAATATATTAAGAGATATGATAAGTATAAGTAAAATAAAAGGTGAAAGTAAAGCTATCGAGCAGTTTGAAAGATTTTTAAATGAAACTCTTGACTATCAAGGCTCTTTGAGCTATTATCTTGATAAGAGTAGAACAGAAGAACAAGAAGAAATTAATCAAACAACGAGGTATTAATTGTATTTTCAGACACTTGACGACAAAAAACAATGTGTAGGAATTTATAAAGAAGGTAAAATATACTTTGATTCAATGCCAGAAGACCTAAGAAGAACCTGGGCTTTCACTGGATCAATAAAAGACAAAGAAGTTCAATTTGCTCAGATTTATGCAAACGGCAAGTCATTAGAGGAGGCTTGTCCGGAAGAATTTAAAAAAGAGTTGGCAGACTCAAATAAAAAATTCTTAGCATGCATCAAGAGCTTTGAGACTTCGAAGATCGATCCGCGAGATCATTGTATTTTTGATATGATACCTTATAGATTTCTAATGCAGTTTTGTGAAATAAGAGATAAAGTTACAAGACATGTTTTCGAAAACCATGAGAAGCCAAGAAATTATGAACTTCTCAGTGAATCCTACAAACTTTTGCATAAAATCAAATATCAGCAGCTAAATGTAAATTCTGCTGGTTGTCGCGACCTTCAAATATCTTCAAAAAGCCGAAAAAAAGTTGCAGACCTTATCCAGCGTCGATATGTGTCCTACAACCTGTTTGGATCAGCCACAGGACGCCTCACAACGAATCCAAAAAGCTTTCCAATACTGACGGTGCGCAAAGACTTTCGGAGGCTCTTAAAGCCTAATAACGACTGGTTCTTGCAGTTGGATTATAACAGCGCCGATGTAAGAACTTTTATTAATTTGGCTGGTCAACCGCAGCCAGATGGCGATGTACATGAATGGAATGCAAAAAATCTTTTCAATGGGAAATATACAAGAGAAGAAGCAAAGGTTAAATTTTTTGCTTGGCTGTTTAATCCTGACTCAAACTTGGTCGAGAACAAAAAATATAATCGCAAAACTGTTCTTGATAAATGGTATCAAAACGGAGAGATATTCAGCCCTTACAAAAGAAAAATAAAGGTGGAAGAAAGAAAAGCTTTGAGCTATTTAGTACAGAGCACAACAAACGATAGAATTTTGGATAGGGCGATAGAAATTGATGCCCTCTTGGAAGGAAGAAAGTCATATATTGCGTTTTTCATTCACGATGAAGTTGCAATAGACTTTGCGCAAGAGGATAAAGATTTGCTACCAAAAATAAAAGAAATCTTTGAAAATGGCGGATTTAAGTCAAATATCAGCGTTGGTCGAGACTATTATAATTTAAGGAACTTAAAGTAGTGAAGTTAACAAAACCAATATTAAAGCATGCTTTAATATTAATATTAAAGCAGATTATTAAAGAATCGTTAGAAGATGAAGATATGAAAAAGAAATTAGTTAGACTTTTCATAAACCCTGAGCATCGCCAGCAAGCACTTGAACTTGCAACTAGTTTAGGCATAGAGAACAATCTTTTTGTTGGTGCTGATCTGTCAGGCGCTAATCTGACAGACGCTAATCTGAGAGGCGCTAATCTGAGAGGCGCTGATCTGTTTGACACTGATCTGATAGACGCTAATCTGCAAGGCGCTAATCTGCAAGGCGCTAATCTGAAAGACGCTTATCTGTATGGCGCTGATCTGGAAGACGCTAATCTGAGAGGCGCTGATCTGAGAGGCGCTGATCTGAGAGACGCTAATCTGCAAGGCGCTAATCTGCAAGGCGCTAATCTGAGATTCGCTAATCTGACACGCGCTGATCTGTCAGGTGCTGATCTTACAGGCGCTGATGTAAGCCCGGGGACACCCATGCGCACTAAATTTAGTCGTAACACTAGATATGACAACAGAACAAAATGGCCCGAAGGATTTAAACCATGAAACTAACAAAAACAAAACTTAAACAGATCATAAGAGAAGAAGTAGAAAGAAGGCTTTTAAATGAAGAACCATCAGACTATTATAAAGATTACAAATCTGGTGCAATATCTTTTGAAGAGTACCAGCAAGCGATGGATAATTACAAACAAGGTTCTGTTAGGAGTTCAAATAAAAATCCTTATACGGAATATACTGATGAACAAATAACTGCTGTAAAAAATGCTCTTGCTGCTCGCGGTCGCGAGCCTAGTGGTTTTTTATTGTCAATGCTTAGAAAGCTTAATACCGGTCGCAGATTAAATGGTCTAGAAATTTCTATACTTAAAAACATTCTTTCTGAAACAGACCCAGAATCTGCAAATTTGTTTTAGAATTCGAGAAATATGAAACTAACAAAACCAACATTAAAGCAGATTATTAAAGAATCGCTAAAAGACGAATATAAAGAGAAACTTTTAACGATTTTCAAAGCCGGCAATCACCAGCAAGCAATTGAATTATCAAAGCAAGTTGGTGTGGGAGATTTTCTTGTTGGTGCTGATCTGTCAGGCGTTGTTCTGTCAGGCGTTGTTCTGTCAGGCGTTAATCTAAAAGGCGCTAATCTGAAAGGTGCTAATCTGAAAGGCGCTGATCTGGAAGTCGCTAATCTGTATGGCGCTAATCTGAAAGGTGCTAATCTGAAAGGCGCTAATCTGGAAGGTGCTAATCTGACACGCGCTAATCTGTATTACGCTGATCTGAGATTCGCTAATCTGTCAGGTGCTAATCTGACACGCGCTAATCTGTATTACGCTGATCTGGAAGGCGTTAATCTAAAAGGCGCTAATCTGCAAGGCGCTAATCTGAAAGACGCTGTTCTGTATGGCGCTAATCTGGAAGACGCTAATCTGAAAGACGCTTGTCTGGCAGGCGTTCGCGATGATGAAGACACAATTTGGCCTGAAGGATACGCACCATGGAGCTAACAAAAACAAAACTAAAGAAGATTATTAAAGAATCGATAGAAGATGAATATAAAGAGAAACTTTTAACGATTTTCAAAGCCGGCAATCACCAGCAAGCAATTGAATTATCAAAGCAAGTTAGCATGGAAGATTTTCTTATTGGTGCAAATTTGCAAGACGCTGATCTGAGAGGCGCTAATCTGAGAGGCGCTAATCTGAGAGGCATTAATCTGGAAGACGCTTATCTGGAAGGCACTAATCTGAAAGGCGCTAATCTGGAAGGTGCTAATCTGAGAATCGCTTTTCTGGTGGATGCTAATCTGCAAGGTGCTAATCTGAAAGACGCTAATCTAGCAGAAGCTAAACTGTATGACGCTAATCTGTCAGGCGCTGATCTGCAAGGCGCTGATCTGCAAGACGCCAAACTGCAAGACGCTAATCTGACAGGTGCTGATCTGCAAGGTGCTGATCTGCAAGACGCTGATCTGAAAGACGCTAAACTGCAAGGTGCTAATCTAACAGGTGCCGATCTGCAAGGCGCTTATCTGGAAGACGCTTATCTGGAAGGCGCTAAACTGCAAGGTGCTAATCTGACAAAAGCTATTCTGTCAGACGCTAATCTGGAAGGCGCTAATCTGACACGCGCTGATCTGGAAGTCGCTAATCTGTATGGCGCTGATCTGTCATACGCTAATCTGTCAGGCGCTGTTCTGAAAGGCGCTCGTCTGTCAGGCGCTGATCTGGAAGACGCTGTTCTGACAGACGCTAATCTGAAATGGGCTCACCTGACAGACGCTAATCTGCAAGACGCTAATCTGCAAGACGCTAATCTGCAAGGTGCTAATCTGAAATTCGCTAATCTGTCAGGTGCTAATCTGAAAGGCGCTCGTCTGTCAGGCGCTAATCTAAAACATGTTAGATATGACAAAAGCACAGTTTGGCCCGAAGGATTCACACCATGAAACTAACTATTAATAATAAATAAAAGAGGTATTAATTGATATCAGTTGTAGGATTAGGCAATGCTGCTTCAAGCATTGCGGAGTTATTTAGTTCAACGCCGGAATACAATGTATATCGGCTAGCCTCTAAAATCAAAAGAGGTAAAAATAAAAAAGTCTTAAAAGATTTCAGAGATCCAGAAGAATACGAAAAAAATGTTCCAAATCTAAAAAACTTTTTTAAAGACATTGATGACGAAGTGCAATTTTTTATTGTTGGCTCATCGATGAGTTCAAATTATGCGCTGGGTGTTATAGAACAGATTAGAAATAAAAACATTAATCTTTTTTATATAAAACCTGACACAGATTTGCTGGCAGGTATACCAAAGCTCGTTGAAAGAGCCGCATTTGGAGTTTTGCAGCAATATGCTCGTTCTGGACTTTTTAAGTCGATGACTATTATTTCAAACGAGAACATAGAAAAAATATTAGGAAATGTGCCAATTAAAAATTATTACAAGACTCTGAATGAAACTATATTTTCGACGGTCCATTATATGAACTATTTTGAGCATAACGAGCCAGAACTAGGAGTACAAACAAACCCATCAGAGGTTTGCCGGATTAAATCACTTGGAGCCTTGGATATGGACAGCTTGGAAGAAAAGTGGTTTTTTAATCTTGACAACTCGCGAGACTTATGCTATTATCTTAATATCAATAAAGAAAGGTTAGAAAGCGACGGAACACTACACAAAAAATATGTAAGCATTCTTAAGAAAAAGCCAAGGAATGCTTTCCGAAATATATCATATTCAATATATGAAACTGAACTAGAAAATGACTTTGGGTTCTGCGTTGCCCACACAAACGCAATACAAGAAAACACTTGACATGGTAGAACAAGTGTGATATTATAGATATCAAGGATCGCTTGATATACTTTACCCAACTAACAGGAGAACTAAAATGGGAATTAACATGGAACTGATGCGCAAGAAGCTGGCGCGTCTTCGGAATAACGGAAAGGATGATTCGAGTACCTCTGTCTGGTTTAAGCCGGATGAGGGTGACACCACAATTCGCATTGTGCCGGCAAATGATGGTGATCCTCTAAAGGAGATGTTTTTCCATTACAACGTCGGAAATCACAAGGGTGGTGTGCTTTGTCCAAAGCGCAACTTCGGTGAGCGATGCCCGATTTGTGACTTTGCTAGCTCGCTTTGGCGAGATGGAGTCGAGAACAACGATGATGAAACCAAGAATCTCGCAAAGAGTCTTTTTGTTCGCACTCGCTATTTTTCGCCAATCGTTGTGCGAGGAAAGGAGTCTGAGGGTATCAAGGTCTACGGATACGGAAAGAAGGCATATGAGCAGTTTTTGGGTTATATTCTAGACCCAGAATATGGAGATATTACTGATCGAGAGAGTGGCACAGATATTAAGCTTACTTATACAAAGCCTACTAAGCCGGGTGCTTTCCCACAGACCACTCTCAAGATGAGCCGTAATACTTCACCACTTAGTGAGAGTGATGATGATATTCATTCAGTCCTGAATACAATGCCGGATTTCGAAACGCTCTGGGAGCGAAAGACTCCGGAACAGGTCGATGCTATTCTTGACGAGCAGATGGGAAGCGACTCTAATGCTGATAATCACTCGCGAGAGACTCAGCATTACGGAAATAGCGGAAATAGTATTGACAGAGCATACGATGCACTTAAGGACGCTCCGTTCTAGTCCTTATACCTGTGCTATCAGGTGAAAAGGCGGTAACCTCTTTAAAAACTTTTTCATAGCGAGCCGCTGGCACACCGGTTAAAGTGTGTCCTTCTGTTTTTGTGTGTTTTAGGCTTAATGTAGGCATACATTATGGGTTCGAATCCCAGCAAAAACAATTTAATATATAACACAAGGGACTGCTTGTATGAAACCTTTATTTATGTGGGCTGGCGGCAAGAATAAGATGCTTAAAAAATATCAGGCGGTTGATGCATTACCAGAAAAATATAATCGCTACTTAGAACCATTTATGGGCGGCGGAGCGATGTTTATCTGGGCCTATAATAAGAATCCAGAGGCTGAATTCTACGTAAACGATCTTAATGCAGGGATCATGTCCATATATGAAGCGATCAAGAATGATATTGAAGGCTTTACTTCATATATGGATGAAATGTCAAAACTTTATCTACCATTACCAAAAGGCGAGACAGACAAAGCTCTAGAGAAAGAATTGGAAAAAGACTGGAAAAAGCTTTTTGAAGCACGACCATGCCGCAGATATTTCTACTTTAGACTGCGAAATCTGCATGCCTTCGAATATCAAAAATGGACAAAGACGCGAGAAGCCGCAGTTCTTTATTTTCTTATGAAAACCGGCTTCAACGGTATTTGGCAAGAAAATAAAAATACAAATGGTAGGTTTGGCACACCAGCGGGCCTTCTAAATCAGAAGGACAAAGTTTATGATAAAGAAAATGTCATGAAGTGGCACAAAGCCCTACAAAACTGTACTTTGCTATCTGGGGATTTTGCAGAGACACAGAAGCATGTTACAGCCGATTCCTATGTTTTTCTAGATCCGCCATATCGAGGCTGCTTTACACAATATGGTGTTGATTTCGATGATAAGATTCAGCAATCAGTAATCGACTATTTAAATCAGGCTACTTCCAAGGGGGCATATGCAATAATGTCAAACCGCGACATTCATGATGGCTTTTTTGAAAGCAGAACGGGAATCAATAAACTATTATACTTTGACGTAACATATACGGCTGGTCGCAGAAAAAAGAATGAAGATGGCACTCATAGTGCTAAAAAAGCAAGAGAAATTTTAATGATAGGAGTTAAATAAATATGGCAAAGAAATCAAAAACAAAGACTAATCGCCCTGAAGGCGGCAGAGTTTCAATTCAAGATCTTATGAGTCTTGTAAATAAAAAAGCCGGAAGGACAGTCGCACACGATTTGACTTCTGAAAACCCCACCGAAGTCAAGAAATGGATTCCGACAGGATCTCACTGGCTAGATTCAATTATTTGTCGTGGTAAACCGGCAGGAATACCGGTAGGGAAGATTTCTGAAATTGCTGGTTTAGAGGCTACCGGTAAATCTTACATGGCTTGTCAAATCGCAGCGAATGCTCAGAAACTGGGTATGATTGTAGTTTATTTTGATTCCGAATCTGCTATTGATCCATCTTTCTTGGAAAAAGCAGGTTGTGATTTATCTAGATTAATGTATATTCAAGCTGCTTCTGTAGAGTTTGTGTTAGAGACTATCGAGGAACTGCTTGGTGCAAGTAGCGACCAACTATTATTTATTTGGGATAGCCTAGCACTTACGCCGGCCATATCTGATATTGAAGGTGATTTTAATCCAAACTCGTCGATGGCTGTAAAAGCAAGGATTCTTGCAAAAGGAATGTCAAAGCTAGTTATCCCAATTGCTGATCAACAAGCAACTTTTCTGGTATTAAATCAACTTAAAGCTAATATTACAAGCGGGCCTATGGCTAGAATTACGGCTATGACGACACCATACGTTACACCGGGCGGAAAAGCAATGCAATATTCTTATTCGTTACGAATTTGGCTTACCGGACGAAAAGCCAAATCAGCTTTTATCGAAGATGATAAAGGCTTTCGCATTGGCTCAGAAGTCAAATGTAAACTTGAAAAATCAAGATTTGGTACCGCCGGAAGATATTGTAATTTTAGAATTCTTTGGGGTACAGAACAAATTGGAATTAGAGATGAAGAAAGTTGGTTTGATGCCGTAAAAAAATCTAAACATATGAAGATCGCTGGATCATGGTATACTTTACAAATGCCAAATGGTTATACAAAGAAGTTTCAGCCTTCTCGCTGGAATAAAATGATTGAAGGTGATGAAGAGTTTAGAAAAAATATTCTTGATCTCATTGATATCGAGGTGGTTCAGAAGTTTGATAAGCGAGAAGGTGAGGCAAATAGCTTTTACGAAAACGAAGAATAAATTCTAAAGACCTTGACATATCCCTCCTGTGCTGATATACTTGATATATCAATCAGGAGGTTTTTGTGTTGACAGAAAGAAACAGAGTTTACGGCTATGCATGCATCAACATGGGCTTCTCTAGCCGTCCGAAGTCAAAGCGGATTACTACGAACCGAACTATGATTCGTAGAACTTTTGACGAAAAAGGTATTATGTATGCCTCAGAACTAGCACTCCAGAATATAAAAGATCTTAACACGATTTTGGATTGGAACTTAGAAAATGATATTTTCTTTTACCGTCTTTCGTCTAATATTCTTCCATGGGCTAGTGAATACAAGCTGGCAGATATGCCATTGTACGGTCAGATCAAATATTTTGCGCGCAAGGCGGGCGAATTTGCAGAAAAATATCATATTCGTCTAACCAGTCACCCAGGTCCATTCAACAAGTTAGCTTCTCCAAAGCAGCGTGTATTTGAACTGACAAGAAAAGACTTGACAGTTCACGGTGAGTTGTTTGATATGATTGGTCTTCCCCGTAGTCCTTATGCAAAGCTGAATATTCATGTTGGCGCGGCATACAACAACAAACCTTTCGCTCTTGACAATTTCTGTCGCAACTTTGAGCGTCTACCAGATTCAGTAAAAACAAGGTTAACAGTAGAAAATGACGACAAACAATCACTATACTCGACCAAAGAACTATACGATGGTGTATATAAGCGCATTGGTATTCCTATTGTTTTTGATTATCACCATCATCGGCTTCATCCTGGTGGTTTGAGTGAGAAAGAAGCCTTAGAACTTGCTATTTCGACATGGCCGAAAGGTATCACACCGGTAGTTCATTACGCTGAGTCTCGCTGCGATG